ACCTTCTCGCGATCCGTGCAGATTTCTCAATGCGCCGCCGAAAGGGGGAAATAGCCATGGCAGTTCGAGGGCCGAAGCCGAAGGGTGACGGCGAGAAGGTCACCCGGCATGACCTGGCGCACGGCTGGATTGATGTGCCGGATGTCAAGTTCGAGGGCCCGGTGCCCAAGCTCCGCGGGAACATGCGGGCGGCCACCAAGCGATGGTGGGCGGCCGTTTCCACGATGCCGCACTGTGTGCTGTGGCGACCCGAGGATTGGGAGTTCGCGCTTGCGGCGGCCGAGCTGCACGCCGCATTCGTCAAGGGGGACATGGCGGCGGAACCCAAGCTCCGCGAGAGGGAGAAAGTAATGGCGACGACGCTTGCATACCGGCGGGACAACCGCATCCGCTACGTGAATCCAAAGGCCCTCAAGCTACGAGAGGAGGAGCCGGAAGCGGAAGCCGAGGCAGAGAGTGGGCCGTCCGACTTTGCCGCGGCCCGCCGCCGCCGGCTGTTGAATGCCGAATAGGAGAGTTCGCCGTGCCGAGTGAGATCATCCGGGCGCCCGGCCATGACCGCCGGCGTTCGCTCGGTTGGCTCGCCATCGCCTGGATCGAGCACTTCTGCGTCCACGGCCCCGGGGACATCCAGGGCCGCCCGATGTCCGCACGCTACGAGGGGGCGATCCCGCTGCGCGATGAACAGGCCATGCTCACCGTGGACTGCTACGCGCTCAATGAGTCCGGGCGGCGCCTGTATGACTCCGCGTTCTACTCGCGGGCGAAGGGCGGCGACAAGTCGGGCCACGCCGCGAGGTTCGCGATGTTCGAGGGCTGCGGGCCCTGCCGCTTCGTCGGGTTCGCCGAGGGCGGAGAGGTGTTCGAACAGCACGATTTCCGGTACGAGTACCAGCCGGGCGAGCCCATGGGCGAGACCATCACCTACCCGTTCATTCGCATCATGGCCACGGAAGAGGGCCAGGCCGGGAACGTCTACGACAACATCCTGTTCAACTTCAAGGAAGGCCCGCTGCGGGAGTTCCTGGTGCGTCCCGACGACGGCGGCATGACTCGCATCTTCCTCCCGGACGGGGGCGAGATTCGCCCGTCCACAGCCTCGGGGGCTTCGAAGGATGGCGGAAAGGAGTCGTTCGTCGTGTTCGATGAGCCCCACCTGTACATCACCCCGGAGCTGCACCGGATGTACAGCACCGTCGAACGCAACCTGGGGAAGCGAAAGGCAGCCCAGCCGTGGGCGTTTCTCCCTTCCACGATGTACGAGCCCGGGCGAAACTCCGTGGCCGAACAGACGCACAAGCTCGCCAAGGACATCGAGGCGGGCCGCTCGCGCAACACCCGGCTGCTGTTCGACCACCGGGAGGCGCCGGCCGATACCGACCTGGATGACGAGGTGAGCCTGCGGGCCGGGCTGATGGAGGCCTACGGCGACGCGGCGGAGTACATGGACATCGACGGCCTGATGGGGCGCATCTGGGATCCGCGAAACGACCGCACGGACTCCATCCGCTACTACCTGAACCGCGCAAACGCATCCTCGGCGCGGGCGTTCGATGTGAAGCGGTGGAACCAGTCGGCCAACCCCAACTGCGAGATCCCGGCTCGGGAATGGATCACCCTTGGGTTCGACGGCGCGCGCACGAAGGACAGCACGGCCCTCATCGCGACACACATCAAGACGGGGTTCCAATGGCCGGTCGGCATCTGGGAGCGCCCGCCGCACGTGGAGGAGTGGGAGATCGATGAGGCAGCGGTCGACCAGGCGGTGGCGCGCGCATTCGAAACGTGGACCGTCTGGCGCTTCCTGGGCGACCCCTCGAAGTGGGAGACGGCGCTGTCCCGGTGGGCGGGGGAATACAACCACGACCCGGAAGAGGCAAAGGCGATCGTCGTGAAGTGGCCGGTCCAACTCCACAAGCGAACGGCCGTCGCGCTGAAAGGCTACGCGACGGCCGTTGCCGCTGGGGAGGTCAGCCACAGTGGCGACCCGATGTTCAGCGCGCATATGGCCAACGCCTACCGTCTACCACAGGCGTTCACCGATGACGACAAGACGCCGCTTTGGCTGATCCGCAAGGAGCACGAAGCCTCGGCTCTCAAGATCGACGCGGCCTATGCCGGATGCCTCAGCTGGGAGGCGCGGTTGATGGCGCTGGCAAGTGGCATCACGGGAGATGAACCCATGTCAGTCTACGAAACGCGCGGGGTAATCGTGCTATGAGAAGGATACGTGCTATGCTGCGAACAACCGCGAATGGGAGTACGCGGGTTCTCTCAATGTTCTCTCCCCCGACTGTGGCGGCGCTCGTGGGCGCCGGGCTGAGTGTGACGGGGCTACACATGCTGTATCCGCCCCTCGCCTACATCGTGCCAGGCGTCTCCCTCCTGGCTTTCTCCGCGTGGTGGGTCGCGCCGCTCGGACGCGGACGGAGGTAGCGAATGGCCGGTCTCGGATTGCTCGAGCGCATGGTCGCCGGTCGTGGCCAGGTCATGGCGACGAACCCATTCGACGAACGCTACTGGAGTGGGGAGACCAACCGCAGCCTCGCGGGAATCAACGTCACGCCCGAGACCGTTCTAGGATTCAACGCGGCCTTCGACTGCATTCGGATAATCGCGGAAGACACGTCGACCCTCCCGATCGACGTGCTGCGAAAGCGCCCTTCCGGACGCGGGCGCGATGAAGTTCCGGGACACCCACTCGACTACCTGCTCAACGTCCGGGCGAACGAACTGCAGATCGCCCTCGAATGGCGCGAGTGGACTACCCGGATTTGCACCCTCCACGCCGAGGCCGTGAGTGAGATCCACGCCGGCCGCGCGGGGTTTGTGGAGGAACTGGCGCCACTCCACCCGCCCTGGCTGAAGAAAGAATCGCTGCCGAACGGGCGCGTCCGCTATGAGGTCAAGGAGCCGCAGAAACCGGTCCGCCACCTGTCGCTTGACGAGGTGTTCCGCATTCCGTCCCCTCTCGGTCAGGGGCTTGTGAAGTTGATGAAAGAGGATATCGGCGCGGGGCTCGCGGGCCGGCGCGCGATGGCCGCGCTCTGGAAGAACGGCATGCGGCACCAGATGGGCGTCTCGCACCCGGGGAAACTGTCGGACGCCGCGCAGAAAAACCTCAAGGAATCGCTGCACGAGAACGCGGGCGCGGAGAACTGGGGAAAGTTCGTCGTGTTCGAGGAGGGCATGACCTTCAAGGAACTCGGTGTCACGCCCGAGGACGCCGAGTCGCTGAAGTGGGCCGAGTTCACGATCCTCGACATGGCACGCTGGTTCCGCGTCCGGCCGCACAAGGTCGCCTACATGCTCCAGGCTGGATACTCCTCGGTCGAACAGGCAAATCTCGAACACGTGACCGACACGATCCGCCCCTGGTGCGTGCGCTGGGAACGCGCCGCCGCCGCTCAACTCTTTCTCGATCCGCTGATGTACATCAAGCACAACCTCGACGCGATCCTCCGCGGCGATGCGCTCAGCCGCGCGCAGGTGATGGAGATCCAGAAGCGGATCGGCATGCGGAACGCCAACGAGTTGCGCGAGCTGGACGACCTGAACCCGCGCACCGACCCCGGCGGGGAAGTCTACTGGGACAAGCAGCCGGGCACGGGCTCATCGAATGAACCGGGTTCGGTCCAGTCACGAGCGAGGTCGCTTGCCGAAGCTGCCGCGACGCGGGTGCTGAACCGGGAGAAGCTCGCGCTCGAACAGCGCGCGAAACAACACGGGGCCGACTTCGAGGCGTGGAAGGCGTCGATCACCGAGTTCTATCAGCGCCACGCGGAGATGGTGACCGACAACCTCCAGATCGATGCAGATTTGGCGGCGCACTACTGCCATGAAAAGGCCGAGGAACTGTTGCGCGACGGTCCGGCCGCAACTGAACGCTGGGACGCGCGCGACCTCCCGGCCCTTATCATGATGGCTCTCCGGGAGGAAACCGAATGAAGACCTACACTCACCTGATCCGCTACGCCATGGAGCAGCCCTGGGCCGTGACACCCCGGATGCTCGGTATCATCCAGGGCATTCTCGCCGAGCGCCTTACCGGCCGAATCCCGAGCGCCGAGGTGATCGCGGGAAGGATCGCGGATGAGCGAGACCTGCAGGCGGCGGACACGCGGCGGGGCGGACGGTTGGCCGGGGCTGTCGCGGTCATGCCCGTCTACGGCGTCCTCATGCAGCGCATGGACATGATGATGGAGATGTCCGGCGGCACCTCGGTGGAGGCGCTGGCCCGGACTTTCCGCGCTCTGTTGAACGACCCGGCGGTGGGGACGATTGTGCTTGACATCGACTCGCCTGGAGGTGGCGTCTATGGCGTCGCGGAGTTTGCCGAAGAGGTGTTCCGGGCGCGGGGCGAGAAGCGGATCGTTGCGCAGGCCAACAGCATGGCGGCGAGCGCGGCCTACTGGATCGCGACCGCCGCGGATGAACTGGTGGTCACACCCGGCGGTGAAGTCGGGAGCATTGGCGTCTACATGCTCCACGAGGACTGGAGCGGCGCCTACGAACAGGCGGGCGTTGTCCCCACCGTGCTGCGCTTCGGCGAGAACAAAGCCGAGGGCATCGACGTGGAGCCGCTCGGTGACGCCGCGCGTGAGCACTTCCAGGCCCGGATCGACCAGTACGGCAACATGTTCGAGGCGGCCGTGGCGAAGCACCGGGGAGTCTCGAAGGCGACCGTCCGTGGTGATTTCGGGCAGGGTATGGTGTTCGGGGCGAAGGACGCCGTGCGGCTCAAGCTGGCGGACCGCGTCGCGACGCTGGAGGAAACGATCGCCCGGCTGGCTGGGAGCAAGAGTTCCAAGGCGATGGCGGCGTTCGGAGACCCGTTGGAGTATGACCCGGAGCGCGGCGCGTGGACCGCGAGCGATGCGGCCGTGACGGTCATGACCGCGTCCGACGTTGACCCTGAGCCCGTCGCGGTCGGGACGCCCGCTCTTGACATCGCCCGCTTGCGTCACGAGTCGGAGTGGTAGGTCGGGAGGTTGAGTTTGTGGACATTGAGAATATCGAGTTTGAGGCGCCATCAACTGGAGCATCGGAAATCACGGCTACGGGGATTGACCGTGATGCCTTTGACCGACTGGTTCGCGCCAGGTCCTACGAGATCACGATCACTGGAGTGTTTTCCTGTTCGGAACACCATCTCGTGGTAGAAGGCACCCATGGCGATGGCAGCCACTATGGCCACTGCTCAAGATGCCTCGTGTCATTCGTGCTGGAGTTCGGGCCTTGACATCTGGAAACGGGTGGGCATAGCCTTAACCCGAATCCAGTGGGGAGCGCCAACACGGTCCATTGACCGCTGAAGGCGTAGCCCGACAGCAGATACGAGTCTCCAATGAGGCGCACGGCTGCTCAATCCGTTCTAACCGAACGGGGCGAGTCGTGCGCCTTTTGCCTTCCCGCCCCAAGGGGAGGCATGAGTGAATCTCCGAAAGAAGCTCAATCAGGAACTCGCGGACCTGCGCGCGGCCAACGAAGCGATCTTCAAGGCCGCCGAGACGGGCGGCACCGACGCCCAGGCGCGCGAGATGACGGCCGAAGAGCAGGCCACCATCAAGGCCAACCTCGAACGCAAGTCGGCAATCGAAGGGCAGCTCGCACTTCTCGACGCGGACCGCGATGCCGGTTGGCCGGGCGAACAGGCCCGAAGCAACGCCGCCAACATCACGGTTCGCGACCGGCGCGAGGATCAGCCGTGGGCTGAAACCTCGACCGGGCAGAAACACCCAGCGCCATTCGGCCTGTTCCTGCAGGCGGTCCACCGGGCCGCTGTCGGACAGGGGGTCGATCCCCGGTTGCTGGCGGCCGCCCAGGGGATGGGGGAAGCCATTCCCTCGGATGGCGGCTACGCCGTTCCCATGGAGTTCGCGGCCGGTATCGAGAAGGAGATGTGGGAGACGGGACAGATTCTCTCTCGTGTCCAGGATCGCCCGATTTCCGGCAACGCCATCACGTTCAACTACATCGACGAAACCTCCCGCGCGGACGGTTCGCGACGCGGTTCGGTGCTCGGCTACTGGATCGATGAGGGCACCGCCCCGACGGCCAGCCGCCCGAAGCTCAATCAGTCCGAGATGAAGCTCCGCAAGATCGGCGCGCTCGGCTACCAGACGGACGAACTGCTCCAGGACGCCCCCGCGCTCGAAGCCGAGATGCGCGAGGACTTCCTCGAAGAGCTCACGTTCATGACCGAGGACGCGATCATCAACGGCAACGGTGTCGGCAAACCGCTGGGCATCGTCGGCCATGCCGCGGTGGTCTCGGTGACGAAGGAAACCTCGCAGGCGGCCGCGACGATCGAGTTCAACAACGTCAACAAGATGTGGAGCCGGGTGTTCGCTCACCGTCGGCGCAACCTCGTGTGGCTCATCAACCAGGACTGCGAAGAGCAGCTCAACCAGATGACCCTCGTGATTGGCACCGGCGGCGTACCCGTCTACCTGCCCGCTGGCGGGCTCTCGGTCGATGGTTTCGGTTCGCTGTTCGGGAGGTCCGTTATCCCGGTCGAATATTGCGCGGCCCTCGGCACGGTGGGGGACATCATCCTCGTCGATCTGAGTCGCTATCGCGTGATTCGCAAGGCGAGCGGCCCCGAGTTCGCGTCGAGCATGCACGTCGCGTTCACGACCGGCGAGATGGCTTTCCGCGCGTTCTACCGCGTCGATGGACAGCCCATCCCGCGCACCACCATCGCGCCCAAGGCCGGGAACGCGAAATCCACCATCGCCGCGACGCTGGCGACCCGCGCATAAGGAGGTTCCGAGATGGGACGATTGAGTGAACAGGCAGGCATCGTGCATGTCCTGGAGCCCGCGGACTACCAGGCGGGCGTCGACGGAGACTCGTTCTCCCTTGCGAAGTACCGCCGGACCGCGATCATCTTCTCGTTTGGCGCGATCACGGGGGATGCTGTCCTCAAGGTCTACACGGGCGCCAGCAACGGCACCAAGACGACCGCCGAGACGTTCAAGTACCGGCTGGCGGACGCCGACTACAACGTGGCCGCTTCGGACGGATACGGTGATGTGACCAGCTCCGCCGCCCTGACGCTAACAGCGGCCACCTACGACCACAAGATCCTGGTCGTCGAGTTCGACTCGGACCAGTTCACGGACTCGCAGCCGTGGGTCACGGTCGAGCTCTCCGCCGCGGCCAGTGCCCTGACGCTGGCCGTCATCGCGATCCTCCAGGAGCCGCGGTACTCGGCCCACGACATGCCCACCGCCCTCGCATAAGACGGCGCATCCTTCGGGGCCGGGGAAACCCGGCCCTACCAAATCCATGCACAAGGAAACCCGGACATGGTACAGACAGCCCTCTTCTCTCGGAACCAGCCCGGTGGCGTGTTCACGATCGTGGACATCGAACACCACCCGAAAAACGTGTGGTTCGTCGATAGCGGCCACGCCGCCGCCGCCGATTCGGTGGGCGCCGGCCGGAACCCGGACAAGCCTTTCGCGACGCTCGCCTACGCTTTCTCCTCCGACCTCGTGGCGGCAGGCGACGTGGTCTACGTGATGCCCGGCCACACCGAAAGCATCGCGACCGCTGGCGGCATCACCGCCGACATCGCGGGCGTGCGCGTCATCGGCCTGGGCTGGGGCTCCAACCGTCCGACGTTCACCTGGACCGAAACTGATGCGACGATTGCGGTCTCCGCGTCGAGCGTCGAGTTTCACAACATCCTCTGCCAGGTCACGATCGATGAAGTCGTTTCGATGTGGAACTGGACGGGCGCCTTCGGCGTCATGGATGCCGTTGACTTCGAACTCGCCGAATCGGCCGAAGAGGCGATCCAGTTCCTGCTCACGACTTCCGCGACGACGGACTTCCGCATGAACAACTGCCGCCATCATCAGGCGACGGCGTCCGCGTCAAACGCGCAGTGGCTCACGATTCTCGGGGCCCGCACGGTCATCGAAAACAACATCCTCGACATCGAGCTCACTTCGAATTCGGCCTCGAAGATCATCAACAACAGCGCAGCGGCCATCGGCCAGGTCTGCCGGGGTAACGTCATTCACGCCATCGGCGCCGCCTGCATTCCGATCAGCTACCACGCGTCGTCGGAAGGGATCGCGTGTGACAACCGCGTCGTTTCGACCGGCACGCTGGCCGGGAAGATCGCGCTCGGTGGCCTGTCGGGCAACGAGAACTACGTCGCCACCACAGCCAACAAGAACGGCATCCTCGACCCGGTGGTTGCCTAAATGGCCGTCACGCTCGAAGGCAGCATCAAGCGATATATCGGCCTTTCGACCGATGCCAAGCCGCGGCCGTTCACCGGCGGCGACGAGAATGCCGCCGCGCTCGCGGGGGACATGGGGGAGGGCGAAACCCTCCCCGCGGGGTCCTCATTCCTTGAGACCGACACCGGGCTCATCTACCGCTGGGATGGCGTGTCCGCCTGGGCGGCTGTCATTCCATCGGACGAAACCGGCCAACTGCTGGCCGCCATCCTCGTGGAGATCACGGCGATCCGCGAGATGGTCGAACTCGCCGTGAACTCGTAGCCCGCCCAAACGCAAGCGGGACGAAAGGGAATGGTCATGGAACTCACTCTTAGCGCAGCCGACCGGGCACTCCTCAGGGGGGCACAGGGCGGACAACTTCGCGCAGCCGCCGACGAGGGCCGCGTGTTCGTCGGGAACTCAGGCGCTGCGGGATCGGTGCTTCCGATCTACTCCGCCACCGCCCAGAAGTTCGGCCTCTGGAACCCGGCCGGAAACACCAAGAAAGCCATCATCCACCGGCTGACGTTTACCTACGTGAGCACGACCGGTGCGGCTGGCGGGTTCGTTCTCGCGCTCGTCAAGAATGCCCCGGCAATGCTGGCGACCGGTGCCGCTATCACCGCGTTCACCGATGGTACGTTCGACACCGACATTTTCAACGCGCAGTTTGGCTCGAAGCAACAGCCGACCTGCCGTTTCGCTCCGGCAGCCGCGACCGTGGCGGCCCCGATCATCGGGCGTCATCTCGGCCTCAACCAGCTCGTGATCACTGCGGCCGACGCTACGAACACGCAGTGGAACGCCGAATGTGAGTTCGACGGCGACGTTCAGTTGCGGCCGGGCAACGCCGTGTTCCTGGCGGGCAACATCGCCACCCTCATCACAATGGCCCCGTCCATCGTCTGGGAAGAGGCGGACCTCTAGAGAACAGCGGGCGCGGACGGACGCGCCCAGTGACTGGAGGGGACGATGAACAACCTCGCTCGGCTCCCGCACGTTCGCAATGAACTCAACGCCTCTGGTACTACCAGCCAGGACGATGACATTGTGCGTGCGGTGGAGCGAGCATCGCGGTTCGCGGAGACCTTCACCGGGTGTGACTTCGTTGCCCGGCTGGCAACCCGCCACCTCAATCGCCATCCCCGCGCGTGCGAACGCGAACTGCGGCTGTCGCAGGGCCTGGCCAGCATCACCACCCTCACCGTTGACGACGACGGTGACGACACCTACGAACTGACGCTGGCCGAGACCACGGACTATTTTGTCGTGCGCGAGCGCGAGGGCGACAGCAACACCCCGATTGTGCGGCTCGACCTGAACCCCAACGGCACACAGCTCTCCGCGTGGCCGACCGCGAAACGCGCCATCAAGATCGTCGGGCTCTGGGCCTACAGCTACGAGCTCGAAGACGCGCTCGTCGACACCGCCGAGGAGCTGGACGCGAGCGAGACGGACATCACCCTCGACCTGACGGCCGCCGCGCTCATCTACCCCGGCGACACCATCGTGATCGAGAGTGAACAGATGGAAGCGACAACCGTCAGCACCGTGACCCTGACGGTGGTCCGCGGCATCAACGGCACGACGGCCGCGACGCATGTGACCAACTCGGACGTGTATGTGCGGCGCTACCCGCGCGACGTGGAGCGTGCGGTCTCGGCCGACGCATCCCGTTTCCTGTGGTGGGCGTCTCGGGGCATGCAGGACCAGGCCGGGGCGATGCGGGAACCGTGGCCGATGATTCGTGATTCCTTGCTGAGTTTTCGACGCTGGACGGTGGGCTGATGGCTACTGTGAAGGTCGTCACGAAAGGCCCACTGTTCGACAAGGCGCGGCGCGAAGGCGTGCTCAACAGCGGGATCGCCAACGGCACGAAGAAGCTTCTGCCGAAGGTGCAACAGGTTGTTCAGGCCAAACTCGACAAGTCCCTCGCGCCACCCGAGGAGTCTGGGCGGTTCCGGCGATCGATTATCACGCAGATGTATCCGTCGGGCGTGGGTGTGGTGAAAAGCAACGACCGTCGCAAGATTCGCACATGGCTTGAAACACGACGCAGGGGGGATTCCCGCCGGGGGCAGGCGGTGAACAAGCTGGGCCGCGGCGCCTACATGTTCCGTGCAGGTAAGACGTTCGCGAAGAACGAACAGAAGCGCGGTTACTACGAGGAAGAGATCGCGAAGGTGCTCCGTGGCTAGTTACAATCCGGCTTTTGCTCGGGCGGTGTGCAATGCGTTCGGCCTTGATCCGAATCGGGTCATGAAGCTGGAAATGACACTTGAGTCTCCCGGGCTGCTGATGGTAAAAGCCACGCTCGTCCCGGAAGCCAACGCGTTGGACGGGGTGATTCAGGAGTACGAGTTCGTTCCTCGTGAGAAGGATGTACTCAATGGCTGAGCTCGGCCTGACGATTCAATCCACGCTTGCGGCGTACCAGCTTCCCGGGGCTTCCGTTGCCTACTTCACCAAGGTGTTCAAGGGCGAGCCCGAAGCGTTGATGCCGACCGGGGGGCAGGCCCTGGCGCGCTGGCACGTCGTGCGATCTCAGCAGCCCCCGGAGGGCGCCCGCGTCGTCAAGGTCGGCGGGGACCGCATGACGGTGGCCGTCTACCAGATCAACTGCTACTGGCCGCTGTCGCCCCTCCAGGAATCGCGGGAAGACAAGGAAGACGACATCGCCACCGTGCTGATCGACCTGCCCAATGAGTTCCTCGCACTCACCCCCGCGAGCTATACGATCGGCGGCTACGCGGTGGCGGCACTGACCGTCGAAGACGTGACCCCGGTGGAACGAGCGTTCCCGTTTCCGGCTGCCGAAAGGGAGTGCCGGATTCTCACCTTCGAACTTCACGCACGCGTACTG